AGAATCTTCCTTTTTCTGGTGGACCTAGTGAAAGAGGTAAGATGATTACTCAAAGAAGAGCAGAGCATAAAGCAAAACGTGGTGTGAAAGAAGAGGTAGTAACTGAGGCAGATAAGAAAGGAAAGGGTAGTGGTAAGAAAGATGCCTGTTATCATAAGGTAAAAGCAAGTGCAAAGGTTTGGCCTTCTGCATATGCATCTGGTAGATTAGTTCAGTGCCGCAAGAAGGGTGCTGGTAATTATGGTAAGAGTAAAAGCGAATCATACTCTTGGAGAGATGATTTTGATTATGTACAAGAAGGTGCTGCTTGGACTAAGAAAGCAGGAAAGAATAAAGAAGGTGGATTAAATGAGAAAGGTAGAAAATCTTACGAACGTGAGAATCCTGGTTCTGATTTAAAAGCACCACAACCAGAAGGTGGTTCTAGAAAAAAATCATTCTGTGCTAGAATGGGTGGAATGAAAAAGAAACTTACCAGTTCTAAGACTGCTAATGATCCAGATTCAAGGATCAATAAAGCACTTAGAAAGTGGAAGTGCTAATATCCTATGTCTGATAATGTATATCTAGGTAATCCCAATTTAAAAAAGGCGAATACCCCTATTGAATTTTCTCAAGATAATATTCTTGAGTTTTTGAAGTGTAAAGATGATCCCATATATTTTACACGAAAGTATATAAAAATTGTCTCTCTTGATGAGGGACTAGTTCCTTTTAACATGTATGATTTCCAAGAGAAATTGATTAGAAGGTTCCACGAAAATAGATTTAATATCTGTAAGATGCCCCGACAGACAGGTAAATCTACCACTTGTATATCATACTTATTACATTATGCAGTTTTCAACGATAATGTCAACATTGCTGTTCTGGCAAACAAAGCATCCACGGCTAGAGATCTACTTGGTAGATTGCAACTTGCATATGAAAATTTACCTAACTGGATGCAGCAAGGTATAATATCTTGGAATAAAGGTTCATTAGAATTAGAGAACGGGTCAAAGATATCAGCAAACTCTACATCATCATCTGCTGTTCGTGGTGGATCTTACAACGTCATATTCCTTGATGAGTTTGCATTCATTCCAAATCACATTGCAGATGATTTCTTTGCATCTGTTTATCCTACTATTACATCAGGTCAATCTACTAAGGTTATTATAGTTTCTACCCCAAGGGGTATGAATCATTTCTATCGTATGTGGCACGATAGTGAAAAGGGTAAGAGTGAATACGTTCCAACTGACGTTCATTGGAGTGAAGTTCCTGGTAGAGATGCTGTATGGAAAGAGCAAACAATTGCAAACACATCAGAACAGCAGTTTAAGATTGAGTTTGAATGTGAGTTCTTAGGTTCTGTTAATACACTTATTAATGCAACAAAACTCAGAAATCTTGTATATCAAGAACCTATAACAAGAAATGCAGGACTTGATATTTACAAAGAACCAGAAAAAGATCATAGTTATTTGATGACAGTTGATGTAGCAAGAGGATTGGGTAATGATTACTCTGCTTTTCTTATTTTTGATATAACCCAGTTTCCATATACAGTGGTTGGAAAGTATAGGAATAATGAAATCAAACCTATGCTATTCCCTAATATTATTTTTGATGTTGCAAAGGGATATAATGAAGCATTCTTACTAATAGAAGTTAATGATATTGGAGATCAGGTAGCAAGTATTCTACAATTTGATTTGGAATATGAGAATATATTGATGGCTTCTATGAGAGGAAGAAATGGACAGATAGTAGGACAAGGATTTTCTGGTAAGAAATCTCAATTAGGAGTAAGAACAACAGCAGCAGTTAAGAAGTTGGGTTGTTCTAACTTGAAGACGATGCTTGAAGATGATAAAATACTCTTGTGGGATTATGATATTATTTCAGAATTAACGACATTTGCACAGAAACATAATTCATTTGAAGCAGAGGAAGGATGTAATGATGATTTAGCAATGTGTCTTGTATTATTTGCATGGGTATGTGCCCAAGATTATTTTAAGGAGATGACGGATAATGATATTCGGAAAAGACTTTATGATGAAAGAAAGAATGAGATAGAACAGGATATGGCACCATTTGGTTTTATCGCAGATGGATTTGAAGATTTAGATAGTTTTACTGATTCTGAAGGAGATAGATGGCATACTGATGAGTATGGTGATCGTTCTTATATGTGGGATTATCGATGATTACATTATTTCCTTTTCTTTTTATAATTATTATGGTTATTGGAATGCATTACACTTGGCCTTTAAAGTATAGAAGATGATTGTAGTTAGCTGGGAAAATCTTAGAATACTTATTATAATGATATTATTTGCTACATGGATTTATTTACTCAACGATTATTTAAGAAATGGAACTGACTGAAGAAAACGTAATGAAAGTTCTTGAAGAACTTATACCCTACATTGAAGCAGATGGAGGGTGGTTAGAATTTGTAGAGATAGAAGAAGAAACAAACTTTGTTAAGGTAAGATTAGGTGGTGCATGTTCTACATGTGCTATGAGTGCTATTACATTAAAGCAAGGTATAGAAAGTAAGTTAACACATGAGATACCTGATTGTTATGGAGTAATACAAGTATTATAATGGAATTCGATGATCAACTAAAACTTGGGCATTTATTGCTCAATGATAGAAAGTGTCGAGTATGTGGAGAAGAAAAAAATTTAATTGATGGTTTTTATAGAACTCGTAAAAATAGTGCTACAGCATCATCATATTCCTATGAATGTAAAGTATGCACAATTAAAAGAATAGTAGGGAATAGAAAGAAAAGAGCACCTTTTGTTGATTGGCAATATCCTGATTGGTAATGTTCATGCATTGTTTCCCCATTGAAAAAGAGCATTTTAATAAATAATTTCAGAAGATTTCGAGATTCGGAGAGTAAAAGATGCCCGTAAATTTAGCATCTCCAGGTATTGTAGTTAGAGAGGTTGATTTAACTATTGGCAGAGTTGACTCTGCAACAGATAAAAATGCTGCAATAGTAGCACCTTTTACAAAAGGACCTGTAAACCTACCTATAATAATTGAAAGTGAGCAAGATTTAATAGATAATTTTGGTAAACCACAAAATGTGGATGATCAAGTAGAATACTGGATGGTAGCAGCATCATATTTGGCCTATGGTGGTCAGATGAGTGTTGTTAGAGCAGCAGATACTGGATTGGTAAACGCCACTGATGATGGTGGTACTATTGTAATCAATAGTGTAGATGATTATGTTAATAAAGGATATGATGAAAACATTTTAGCAGGAACAGTAATTGCATCTAGAAATCCTGGAACATGGGCAAATGGAGTAAAGGTTGCAATTATAGATGGTAAAGCAGACCAAACATTAACAGTAAGTACAACTAATGCTGTTGTAGGATATGGTATCACTCAAGCAGTTCCAGCAGGAACAGTAGTAGCAGGTGCAGGATCAACTTCAGTTCTTACTGGTTATTTCAAAGGTATTATTACTGAAATAGGAACAGGCACTCTTGGTGTTAAATTCCTTTCTCATGTTACTACTGATGGTGCAACAGAAACTGAAAAAGATTATGAAGCATCAGGAATATATAAATTTGGAAATGTAGAATCTACAATCTACACGAATGCTGGAGTTGCAACTGCAACACCAACTCCAAGTGCTAATGCAGATTGGTTTGATTCTCAAACAATCACAACTACAAATGGAACTCCAATTAATTGGAACCAAATAGCAGAAAGACCAGGAACATCTGCATATGCAGCAGCAAGAAACTCAAGATTTGATGAAGTTCATGTTGTTGTAATTGATGATGATGGAGATGTAACTGGAAACGCAGGAACAATTCTCGAAAAGCAGTTAAGTCTTTCAAAAGCAAAAGATGCTGAGTTCTCTGCTGGAACATCTTCTTACTGGAGAAAATTCCTTCTAAACAATTCAGATAATATTTTTGGATTAAGTGGTCCTACTGGTGCTGTAACTACAGCATTCTCAAGTGCATTTACAAAAGTTACTGATGAAGCATGGGATCAAAATGCTC